TTGACAGGAAATTCTTCCACTTAATCTCTTCAAAAACAATCATTAATTATGTGGGTCGTAATAACGAATTAAAAATGCGGTTGCTGCAACTAACACAACAACTACTATAAGTGCAATCATTTAGGTGGGGGTGGGATGACTATGTCATCAGGTGTGATGACGGAAAATTTATATCCATAATTTTTACAACTCATTTTGACGTCGTCTTCTTCCATAAATCTAACGTCTAGTTTGCGTGGATAATCACTGTCCTTCAACATCTCATAATAACGTACTGCATCGTCTTTGTCAACGAAAATCTGGACAACTCTTTCGATGGTTTTATCGTCACGCACAGCGTACACTCCACCAGTTTTGCAATCTGTTAATACAAACATTATACTTCTTGTGCCTCCAAGTATAAAGATTTTAAAATACCAAATATTTCATGTCCATTATCAAATTCAGATACACAACTCTCTAATATGGTAAGTGTATCCTCCACTTCTACATCAATATCTTCGTCTAGGTCATAACTCATGTCCTCAATAATCTTGAGGTCTGCGAGGTCTGCTTTATGTAAACGTCTAACAGTTTGGTCAAATGCAAGTTGGTCTGACTTATCTTCAACGACAAGTTTTACATATGTGCCCTTGACATTTTCTATTTCCTCGTCAGTAATGCCTACTCCATCCTTATAAAACAACTTACTGAAAGTATTATATGGATTTTTAACGAATTCTAATGTAGCATCAGTAGTATTTAGAATATGAAACCCTCTTTCATGACCGTAATCATTCCAGTATAGTTGGTAGGGGTTACCCAAGTATACGATTCGGTCTCTTCTACTACGCATATGGTAGTGACCACTGCAAGTTAGTTTAAATTTCTTAAAGATGTCTGGATTATCGCCATGTGTCATAGTATATCCAGGTACAGGAGAGAAACCATTCAACTCTAGATGACCCATACAGTATGTTGCTTTGGATTTATTAATCATGTCTAGAGTTTCATCTCTATTCTCATCACATATCCATGGCACTAGCATCATTTTCTTACCACCGATAGTCATTTCTGTAGGGGTGCTGACTACGTTGATGTTTTGATACTGTGTAAGTAACAACTCTGGTGATGATACCTTTAATGTATTCTTATAATATATGTCGTGATTACCAACTAGACATGTCATACGAATACCCCTGTCTGCTACAGGTTTAAACCACATATCATGAGTATAATCAAGAGAGTTGAAGTTTACATATTTACGTCTGTCAAATGTGTCGCCAAGATTTATTATCTCAGTGATACCATGCTTATCAATATAAGGTAAAACTATATTCTCATAGAATAATCTATATCTTTCCAGATAATATTGGTTATCATTCCTGACACCAAAGTGTTGGTCTGTAATTAATAATACCTTACTCATATAAACTTGCGAGAGGATTTACTTTTGCTAGTCTTTCTTCTGCCATATTAACATACTCCTCATGTATTTCGCAACCGACAAATTTACGGTCTAAACTTTTAGCAGACACAGCAGTAGTGCCACTACCCATAAATGGGTCAAGGACTAAGTCATGTTTATAAGAATAGTATTTGATAATTCTATCACTTAGGGCAGTAGGATACGGTGCAGGATGCTTTGACTTTGTATCAGGTGGAAACTTCCATACATTTGTCCTTTCATATCCATCTTCTACTAATGATTGCTTTACTATATCATCAGAATATTGTTTTATAACTTTGTCTATCAAACCATCAATGGGTTTTTGGAATATGAATATAGTTTCAGTAACAATATTAGGTTTATATGCTACAGGTTTCCGCATTTGAAAGAAGTTACCATTTCTATTAATAGATGCACCTTCTTGTTTCTCCCATACAATGTCATCAATATATTTCCAACCCAATCCTTTCATTATAGTAAAGAAATCAAATGTAATTGGTAGTCTTCTACTCTCATGCTTCCTAGATTCTCTAGGTTGTATCACAGGAGATAGATTTACACAACACATTCTTCCGTTTTCAGTAACACGATACACTTCTTTGAATGTAACGTATAAGAAAGAAAGGTATTCCTCATAGGTTGGCCATGTAGAATACGATTTTGCATTATAATATGGAGGAGAGGTGCATGTTAGTTGCACACTCTCGTCACCGAGAATTTTCATTCGGTCTCGGCAGTCACCTGATAAAATTGTATTCATTAATTACGCATGTTTGTTTCGATTCTACTCTTAATACTATTCATATTAGAAGAATCGTCCTTTGTATCTGAATGGAAGACTTGCTCGTAACCATTCTTTTCGATAAGTTTATCTCTTATATCCATCTGCCTTTTTTCTTTAGCAATTCTGCGTAAGAATGCAAAGTAAACTATTTGTGTAAAATAAGCAAAGGGGTTTTTGGATTTTGTTGGGTCAAAGTTATCGATATATTGCACACAGTTTTCTACACCGTCAGATACCATGTCTTCTTTAAACATATAGTTTATAAAGTTTGGTCGGTAAGATAGATGTGTTGCTATTTTTAAAAAGCACTCACCAAGATAGTGAGGTATACGAGGTTTAGGTTTGTCAAGTAGACGAGCTTCCTCTATAGACTGACGATATTCAATTATCTTTGCCAGAAATAATTTGTTATCTACATAATGCTGTTTTCTTTTTGCGGGCATTTTACGCATACATTGTGTATCGCTCCCTCATTATAGGTGACGACTGAATTTGTGTCAAGCTTGACAGGTTACATTATATGTTGTACACTAACCGTGTAGCGGTTCAGAAACAGATATTATATATTCTTTTGATTTCTCCATTGGTCTTCGAGTTTCTTTCTCATTTCTGAGACCTTTCCAACGAGACCCATATTTTTATTTACATCTACTTGCCAATTTTTATCGTCGTCAATCCCTTGCTCTTTTCTCAACCATAGTTTATACATGGACTGAGCAGGAAAACTCATGGGCGCGACTGAAATTATATCCGCTTCTTGCAAAATAAAAAACTCTTCGTCACTCCACATCATCCACTTAACTAAACCGATAGCAAGACCTACCTCATCACCCCTCTTCATTGGTGCTTCCTTAGGAGTAGCAGGGTCTTGCACAAATATTAGTGTCTGACCATCTTGCTTAGTCGCAATCATCACACCCATAACTTCTTCGCCAGAAGAAAGTTTGGCAACTCCATGAAATTCGTGGTCGTGTCGGATGTAGTTAATCATTTTTTGAAAGATACCTTAGTGACTTCATAATCAAATTTCTCTTCGTCATATATTTTCATTCTTTCAATAAGATGACGGAAAGTATAATTGTAAGATTGACCTTTAGAGCAATCATCAGCTATGTCATACAACATTGCTTGTGCTTTGTTGTCCCCCTTTCTCAAAACTCGTCCTATGGACTGTAAGTTTCTTACTCTAGATTTACTGGGTGATGCGAAAATAACATTGTGTAGGTTACGGATATTTATACCTGTAGAAAACGTGCCATAAGATGCAAGTATGATAGCGTTGGTTTCCTTCTCGCAAATCTTTCTTGCTTCCTCACGTGCTACAGCATCAACACCGCCATGTATAAAGAAGACTTTAGTCCCCTCAGATACCTTACTATTTAGCATATCCCATAGCGGTTCTCCATGCTTTTCGACGTAGTTAAACAGGATTAAAGTATTGCCTGATACATCTATTGCTAGATTACATATAAAATTATTACGTTTAGGGTGGGTAATCAGGTAATCTATCTCTTGATGATACGAATCAAAGGGCACATGACCATGATTGAGTAGACATATCTTGACCTTAAGTGGTGTAAGTTGTCCCTTTTTCATGAGGTCTGCTGTGCTTGTGACCTTATCACACCTACCAAAGAGACCTTCTAGTATTAATTGATGGCATTCCATACCATCCAGTGTCCCTGTTAGACCGACGCGGTATTTAATGTCATGACACTTAGCAAGTATACCTGTCAGTGACTTTGCTTTGTATAGGTGTGCTTCATCACCTATGACTACATCAAATCTCTCAAAGAATCCTTTCTTTTCTTTGTATATACTCTGCCATGTAGATATAACAACTGGTTTTTCTGTATGCTTCTCTCTTCCTGCCATAATCTCATGGACGTTTGCATTAGCATTCCATCCATAATCTTTGAAGTCTTGTTTTAATTGTGATACCAGTGATGTGGTAGGCACAATGATAAGTATATTTCTCTGCGCTGCCCTATGCCATCTGACTAATCCGTAGATGATGAGGGATTTTCCTGAGCCCGTTGGGGATAGTAAAAGTTTGCGACGCTGTTTAATAGCTTGGAATATTGCTTTGAGTTGGTAATCTCTTGCCTTGAAAGGTAACCGTAGATGTTTAACGAAAGTCGCAATCCCCTCAGGTGTGACATAATCTTCTTCCTCGTTGGGTAGTCCATAAAACTTTGAGTCTTTAAGGGTAAACTCATAACCCTTCTCTTCCAGATAGTCTGCAAGATAATCATAGAGACCAACATATATCTCACCTGTACCTGGTGAATATAATCTAATCTTTCCGTCCCAAAATCGCCTCTTATACTGAGGCATATACTTTGCACCTGGGACCTCAAACTGAAAGAATTCACTTAACTCTTTGTGTAAGTGTTGCTCTCCTTCAACTCGTAGATAAACCTCATTCTTTTTTGAGATGGTTATCATCTAACACCATAATACTTGATAATGTCCATAGTATTCTTAATAGCAAACCCTCTCGAGTCTATCTGTTTAAGTATCCTATCAATACAATTTATACAAGTTTCTAGGTAGTCTATTTTCTGGTTTGCCTTACATATATCTGGGTCACTATTGATGTATACATCTAGGTCACCCTTCAATACTTTGAGGTCAAAGGGATTTTCTCTGTATACCTCTGACGGTGCTTTGCCTGAGTAGTATTCAAACTTCAGTCTATACAATACATTCTTCTTAGTCTGTGCATCTGACAGCATCAGTTTGAATGAGTTGTAGAATTGTACATACTTAGCATGAAGACGAGGTGTCTCCATACTGTCATTTGCTAGTAACTCAGGTAATTCTCTGTGGTCAAAGAATGCTTCTGAATCCTTTGCCCACATCTCTTGAATTTTTTCAAGATTCATTTTGATTTCTTTATATCATCATGCAACCTTTTAGTTGCATATTCTTTCATATACTCTTCTCTACCATCTTTAGTAAAGACCTTCTTTTCGTAATCGAAATCAGGATGAGGTGCAGCACTTACAACAGGGTCTTTAGTTTTATTCTTAATTACTATGAATCTATCAGCAGCGAATGTCCCTGCTAATTGTACCTCAATCTCATCAGTGTCTTTCCAGTTAACAGTGCCATCTTTCTTTTTGTGTAGCATTGCTTCTTGAATTTTGTCAATGATGTCTTGAGTAAGTTTCATAATTATTCTAAACGTGTATCTCTCGATGTTGACTCACCTCGTCTTACTTGGTAAGCAGCGTAAGTAAAAGATACACTTGCTGTTGCGTATTCTGTACCATCTATTGTAGCATTAAATTCCATTGCTGACAAGGACTGTGGTATGATATCTTGGAATACACAGTTTAAATTTAGATTAAAATTACTGTTTAGAATTGCTAGGGTAGCATCTGTCCTAAACTCTTTGTTTTGTTTCTTTTTACTCTCAGTAAATACTCCTCTCTCCTGATAGGTATCTGGTGTACCTAGTGCACGTATCCAGTTATGGAGTATCATATAGTTTTCCATGTCCTCATCAATCAGAAAGGTAAGATTCAATGGGTCATAGGTTATAAAACCTTCCAAAGGTAACTGTCTGAGTGGTGTTGACTGTTGCTGTATACCTAGATTCATGCTAGGAATATTAGCAGACTGCGCAAAGTAAGGTATCTTAGGATACTCTGCCAATAAAAACTTAAATCCTATAGGAGATAGGAAGTTTCTATTCTCTATCTGTTTGTTCCAAGTCGTCATAGTCTGTGTCCATGTATACTAGACCTAAATTTTCATCGAAATACTCGTCTTCTTCCATCATGTGTTGTATTCGTCTATTATAGCTAGCATACTATTTAGTTGATAATGAGACCCTTCTATCCATTCCTCTGATGCACCATGATATCTACCATTATACAAATCATTCTTTAATTTTATGAGACGAGCTTTCATCTCTATCTTAGTAACTCGTCCTCTACCCACGTATTTGAGCTCCATATGTAAATTAGATATTCTAACTACTTATAAAAAAAACCGCACCCCTAGAGTGCGGTCTCGTTACAGTGTCAGTGTATTCTCACATGAGAATGCCACTGCAGATACGTTTACATGAGGACTGTGTATCTGTACATTCTATTAAACATTCGTAATATTCGTCTATTTTGTCCTCGTGGTCAGTAGACGTCATCTTGTGTTGCCATCGTTGGTTAAACGATACTAAATTGTGCATGGTGGACTCCCATTATGTTTACTTCACAAAAGATTTGGGTGCATCGGACCAGTCTCCAATTCTCTTAATTATTTACTCATCTTTAGACTCTGTCATAAAGTTTTCTAACTCATATGAAGGAGGTATATGATGGTCATTCCAATGTCTAATGTTTCCTGCTACGATAAAACAGTTTGTTACTACTAACTGTATAAAAATTAGGGTGCGGATTGCAGCAACAAAATCTGCCTCCCTATCAGAAGTCCCAGATTTGTCACCTAATGCTTTTGCCCAAATCCTCCAAAATTTTTTCATGACATCTATTATAGCATAAAAAAAGACACCCTGTAAAGAGTGTCTTTAAGAAATATAAGCATCTCGCTTACATTAGGTTTG